CCGACGTAACCCTAAAACTTTCTACAGCACTGTCGCCCCCATTGGTGCTCCCATTGAAGTGACTAAAAAGGGTTGGCCTCAGCCCGACAACAGCACCGAACAAGCCCCCCCAGCTCAACCTTCACCGAATACATCTCTCTATTGGGACGGCACTGAGTTTGTATGGTCAGCGTTCCCTATTGATTTGGACCTGGCTGGCGCCCAAAATTATGTCACTAGCCTAGTCAACGATAAAGCCTATGCGCTGTTGCTACCATCTGATTGGTATGTAGTGCGTCAGTCTGAAACTGGCAAGGCAATTCCTGGAGAATGGGTTACCTGGAGAGCAGCCGTGAGAGCCGCTGCTAGTGAGAAGCTCACAACCGCCGCTTCGCAAAATAGTGTAGAAAGTCTGCGGACCTACTGCCAAAGCGAAAGCTTTCAAACCTGGTGACCTTTCCTCAAATCAGAGCGGGTATAACTCCTAATAAAGAACAAAAACGAGTTCCAAGTCACCATGCCCCAAACAATCCAAATCCTAAGGAGTCTAGAGGCAAAGAAGCGCCCCAACCCCGCAACTCTTTTGCCGGGGCAACTGGCTGCGAACATTAATCCTGCTGAGCCAGGTTTATACTTCTCTGACACAAGCGGCAACCTTCGGAAAGTTGGGCCTTGTCACATTGGCCCTGTACCCCCCAATTCCGGAGTCTTGCCACCGCTATTTGCAGGAAACTGCATCGGGGAAATGTGGTATGATACTGTTAATGAAGAACTCAAAATTTGGAGCGGGTCTGCTTGGATCGCTATCCAAGGTGGTGGAGGCGGTACCGGGGATTTGGGAGACCTATCCCTTACCAATACGGCTAGTAACCCCTACCTTATCTTCACAGATTCTGCCGGGAATCCCCAAAGATTCAACCTGAACGCATCCATTTCCCAAAGGGGGCAAGTCCAGCTTTCGTCATCTTTGACCGATGTTTCCGAGACATTGGCGGCCACGCCGAAGGCAATCAGTCTCTTAAGCACCAACATAGGGACTATAAGTTCAGGTTTATCTACTGCAAACACAAACATTGCCACCCTGCAACAACAACTTCTGAAGTTCAGAGATAGTAATAGGATTTATGTTTCCAAGAGTATTTACGCTAGCGATAGCAACGATGGAACTTCCCCGGGCGAACCTTTACTCACACTTGGCGCAGCAGCAGCAGCGGCCCAGCCTGGTGACCTAGTTGAAGTTGGTCCTGGCCTTTATACCGAGCCAAGCCTCCCTATTCGTTGGAAGCGTGATGTTGGCATTTTGGGTAAGGGTCTTCGTAACGCCCGGGTACAACCTGCAGCCGGTCAAGAATATAATGATATTTTCAAAGTAGATAGTGGATTCTGGTGCTGGGGTCTGGAATTTGCTGGGCACCAGGCTGATAGTTCCACTGGGAAGCAAGCCTGGTCCGTCAGCTTTGATGAAACTGCTGATAACACTGCACTAGGAGCTGTCGGGCCCGGGGCTTACATTTTCAAGTCACCCTATATTCAAAACTGTACCTCCCTGACTGCAGAAGACGACAACGGTAACGCAGGCTCCCAGTCAACTGGGGATACAGGTGGTGGAATCATTGTTGATGGTGCATCCTGTGCTAAAAATAGTCCCATCCGTTCAATGGTGGTCGATAGCTTTACACAAGTTAACCTAGGTGGCCCTGGTTGTCTTGTCAAAAATGATGGTTATGCGCAGCTAGTTTCGTTCTTCGGGACTTTCTGTATCTACCATGTTCGTACTGAAAGCGGAGGCCAAGTTAACCTTTCCGGCGGGGGTACTAGTGACTTTGGTACATATGGATTAATGGCCGATGGTTACTCTCCATCCTCCCTATATACTGCTAAAGCACGAGTGTCCGCATTTGGTGCGTCAAGGATTGAAAAAGGTGTTACATTTGATGTTTCTACCGATCTGATAACTTGCATTGACCTTTTGGGGCATGGGCTCTCAATTGACGACCAAGTTGTCTTCAACTGTTCGCAAGGAACTTTCCCGGATAACATAGTAACAGGGACGAAATACTTTGTGATTTCCAGTGGTTTCACCACGGTAGATTTCAAAGTCTCCCTGTCTCAAGGTGGATCTCCAGTTAACATTTCCGGAACTGCCACAGGAACTTACACAGTTATTCGCCAGGGTGATACCGAAATTGATGTAATAGACTTGGGTGCCAATAGATTAGGTAGGCAACTCAAATACCCGACTGCAGGAAGCGCAGGAAGTCCTGGAAATGCCGTTACGATTACGGCCAGAGGTGGCACATCCGCAGGGTCTAGCTTTACGGTAACCTTAGACACCAGCTCCATCAGGCACGAGTATACTGGTGGCGGATCTGTTACCATCGGCGCTAATACTTATCCGGTTACAAGTTGTACCTACAATAATCTGACTGGCTCCACGGTCCTGACAGCTACGGGCTATGCACCCACCTTAGGTGCCCAAGTGACGATGCAGAATCTGTTTTTCACTTGTAGTTCCTCTAGCCGCCCTAGTTCTGGTATTTTACTATTCCCTCAACTTCCTTTCCCAAGTGGTGGTGCTACAGCGTTCACTTACATCAAGACGGGCACTAATACGTTCACTTATTCAACTACTGCAACTCCTTCTGGCCCAGAACACGAATATGTTTCAGGTGGTACGGCCACCATCGGTTCAACTGACTATGGGGTGGCAGATTGTTCCTATGTTAAAAACACTGGGCTCGTAACGATCACAACCGTAACCCCTTTGCCTGGGGCGTCTTCCGGAACCGTCACGGTTGAGGGCCTAAACTTCATTTGCCCAACTTCGGGCTACGTGATTACAGGTAGTGTTCCGATTGATATTAACGGAAATCCTGTACCGTTTAACGCACCCACTCAAGCTGGTTACCGAATTAATTTCTATTCTGGAACTAACGGGGGCCTGAAAAATACGATCGATGCCAACCAAGTTATTGATTTTAGAAACCGAAGCCAAGTTAGCGCCCCAAGCCACACTTTCGAATATGTCGGCTCCGGCACAAACTATGACGCCTTGCCATATAATGGAGGGGTACCAGTCCCTGCCAACCACATAGTTGAAACGAACAATGGCAGAGTCTTCAGCAGCAACACCGACGAACTTGGGAACTTTTCAGTCGGAAGCAGTTTTAATGTAGACGGTACCACTGGCTCTGTTACAATTAATACAGATCAGTTTAACCTGTCGGGTTTGAATTTCATAGGCCCATTCAGTAGAAACGGTGGTATTAGCACAGTCGGCGAGCAGCTTCGTGAGGTTAGCAATAATACAAGCCTAATTGCAAGTACAGGAGTTGCCGATGGTAATACCGTACCAACTCAGTTCGCTGTTAAGGAGTACACTGGTAGTCGTTATGTTACCAACGTGGCCGTTGAAGTCGGTGGGCCTTTAAGTGTTACCGGCAATGCTAGTGTAAACGGGATAGGAATTTGGAGCTATGAGAGGACTTTGTCTATCGCAGCAGCAACGACTTCTGCTCGCGGAACCATGAGTGCAGCTGATAAGTTTAAGCTTAACGGCGTTGCAGATGGCGCAACTGCGAATCAGACTGATGCCTTCCTTTTGAATCGCGCTAACCATACCGGTACTCAGACGCTTAGCACAATTTCAGGCGCAGGAACCATGGCAGCGCAGGCTGCTACCAACGTAGCCATCACTGGTGGGGCAATCTCGGGGGTTACTCTGGGTTCTGCAAACGTCACTTTTACAGGGGGTTCAATTTCGGGTGTAACCTACGGCACCCAATACTCAACTAGAACAACAGTTACGGCATCAGCTGGGACCTACACCGTAAACGCAACTCTAGGAAATGAGTTTGTAACGAATGCGGCCATTGCAGGTGCCACGATAGTAAACCTTTCCAACCTAGCGAGTATTCCCACAGGAGCAGTCTGGAGAGCTGTATTCTCCTTTGCATATACATCTGGGATCATAAATTGGTTCCCGGCCAATACAGGCTCTGGATACACTTTGAGGTGGGATGGAAACAACGCAATTATACCAACGGCAAATGAAACTGAGACTGTGATTATCACAGTTGTCGGTGGCGGAAACGTGATCGAGGTTGCCGCGCTGCGGGGGAGGAACTCATAATGATGGGACGCATGGCGCTAATGGCGGCGAGATCGCCCTCAATCCAATTTATCGCCCTTGGCCAAACAACTAGAAATTGGGGGGGAATGACAACCTTCAACGGTAACGTATATGCCAGTGTTAGAGGTGGCGATATTTACAAGCAGACAGGGGGCTCTGGTAACTTTGTTGGGCTTGGCCAAACAAGTAGAGATTGGATGGCAATGACAACCTTCAACGGTAACGTATATGCCAGTGATAGGGGTGGCGATATTTACAAGCAGACAGGGGGCTCTGGTAACTTTGTCGGGCTTGGCCAAACAAGTAGACAATGGATTGGAATGACACCCCTGGGCAGTGATATCTACGCGAGCGTAAATGCTGGCGATATTTACAAGCAGACAGGGGGCTCTGGTAACTTTGTCGGGCTTGGCCAAACAAGTAGAGATTGGCGTGGACTGACCGCCTTAGGAAGTGATGTCTACGCAGCTGCTCTTTTTGGCGATATTTACAAGCAGACAGGGGGCTCTGGTAACTTTGTTGGGCTTGGCCAAACAAGTAGAGCATGGGCTGGAATGACCACCTTAGGAAGTGATGTCTACGCAACTGTTTATGGTAGCGATATTTACAAGCAGACAGGGGGCTCTGGTAACTTTGTTGGGCTTGGCCAAACAAGTAGAGATTGGGTTGCAATAACAGCCTTAGGCGATTACCTCTACGCAGCTGTTATTGGTGGCGACATTTACAGGGCATCTGTGACTTTCCCATAGCTATCGAATCAACCTCTACAACAACTGACTTCAACTCAATGGATTACATTCTAACAAAACTGGACTTCAACCCTATTTACCCCTATAGTCTTTCGCGGTTGAGAGCAGAAAACCCTAATATATCCTTCCCGGACTCCCCTTCAGAGGGGGACTTGGAGCCTTTCCACTGTTTCTCCGTGGCCTTAACCGAACCCCCGCTCCTAACCGATTCTCGCACCCAGCGAATCAGTGAATCTGAACCTGCGCAAAATTCGGACGGCAAATGGGAGCAGACTTGGACCATCCGTGATGCAACCGAACAGGAAATTGCCGAGTGGGACCTTATTAACAACCCGATCCCTCAACCTGACTGGGTAGCGTTTAAGTTGCTGTCACAAAGTTCCCCCGAGTTTAAGGGTGTCATTACACAAGCCCTTGTTTCTGACCCAGTAAATGCCTTGGGACTTCAAATTGAATTGAACGAGGTTATTCGCGGTGGGGATTCTCGCCCCTTCTACGCTGCTTTATCCTCAGTGTTTAACTCAGTAGAGCCCGACCCGGCTATCCTTCGCAGTTTCGCTGCTGAAGCCAGGGTGATGCATCTTCCAGGGGAATTTGTTGATATGCTTCTTAGCTTGATTCCCGCTGATTAATCGCTTTAATTCCGCGAGATTGGGTTAGACTGTCACGCGACCCCTCCGTGGGTGTGACCCTTCCCAACCCCGGGATTGGGTGATCGAAATCAAAAATCTAGAGCTAGATCTTCTGGACCCTGCTTTGAGAAGGAACCATATAAGTGTCCAGGGGTCGTGTAATTCCCGCATCCTTTACTTCGGTTGGCACTAGCTAGCACTAAGGCGTACCTGGCAGCCCCCCTGTGAAACTCTTGCCAATCTTTCCATAGTTGCTGGTCTTTAAACTTTTTAGCCGTAGGGGGGCCCACCAGGGGGATATCAGCATAAACCAAACCCCTAGAAGCCATGAAAGAGTCTGCAATTTCAGAGAAGCTCAGTAGGACATGATCAACGTCCGTCTTGACCCCATTCCTAATGGTAATTCCCGTTATCATGCAAGTAATTGGAAGCGAGACGGATGATCTATACGCCTTTAGCTGATCATTGACCGCTAGCCTCATTGATGCTCGAACGGCATTATAATGTTTCTCTTCCGGAGATGGGGCGGTTCCGATTTTTTTAGGTGGGTACAACATGTCAATCAGCTTTAGTTTGCCAACCGGCTGTTTGGTTGTCCCTCTTTCTAGGGAAATCATTTTGATTTTTCTTCCGCCAGCAATGTCGATGCTACGGATGTAAACTTCTACATCGCTCTCATTCGATAGCTTCATCCACTGTTCCGTCAGTCGGCATGAACGGAGAACAAAATCTTTCGGAACCCCAATCAAGCGGCTATTGGTCCTATGATTATCAATGATCCTGGTTATTTTATCGGAATACTCACCTTTATTGAGGCCAAAAGTGGTTTTACCTATCGACATGGTTTCTTGGTTTGCTAACAATACTTTTACCCCTTAGCCATATGTGCTATAATTACTGTAGTGAGTGGTACTATGTCAAACTCCGTAATCCGGCAAAGGACCGATCTTGAGTTCTTAAATGGGACCACCGTGGAATGCTCCGGCAGGGTGAAAGAATTCAAATGTCATGAGAAGAGGAAAGATCTTGATTCCGTCTTACTTGTAAACCTCATTGTCACCCCGGTGCCATTTGGGGAATCTATAGCTATTGACCACATGTGGATACTTAAAAAGCAATTACAGCAAATAGGTAAGTTACCCAGCCAAAACGAACGAATAAGATTCACCGGATTGGTTTACCCTTACAAAAGGATGGGGGGTAAATCAATTGATAGGGGGTTATTTGGGTCAACTGATTACGGAATTCTACCAAAGATTGCATTATGAAAATCGAAATTAAAAACGGCTTCTCCAACGGCAAAGAATACTATGAGTTTGACTTATGGGATGGTCCTGAGGAAATAGAGCACGTAAGAGGTTTCTCTACGGATCTAATCAATGTTTTCACTAAGGTTTTAGAGTGGAGGGAGCGAATTTCTAGGGAGTATGAGGAAAGGCATTGACTTTTCGTGGCAACTTGCTACAATAGCAATGAGTAAACCTCAAAAATGAAACCATCAGAAGAAAAACTATCAGATTTTAATAAAAACTCAGAAAATTGGGCTAACGAGCGCCTAGGGGACAGAAAATCCCTAATCCTGGACGTTGAGACCACTGGCATCCTCAGCAAGGACCCTGATACGGAAGTCGTGCAAATCTCTGTCATCAACATGCAGGGTCGCCCGACCTTTTCTATGCTTGTAAAGCCTAGTAAGCCATTAACACAAGAACTAATCGACATCCACGGAATCACCAATGAAATGGTTATGGATGCTCCGATTTTTCCGCAAATCGCCAAAATGCTGTCGTTTATCCTTGATGGCAAGCACCTTATTGCGTACAATGCGGATTTTGACTTGAAGCTTTTGTGGCACCTGTACAAGAAGTTCAATCTCGAACCCCCTAAGACTTCGGGAGTGTCATGCGCTATGGATAGATACTCGGAGTGGAGTGGTGAGTGGAGCGATAAGAAAGATGGATTTAAGTGGCAAAGGTTGCCAAACCTTTCGGCACTTCCGGCGCACGATGCCATGTCTGATTGCCTTTCTACTTTGAAAGTACTGGAATTAATGTCTGGTTTGTACAATCCGGCTAAAGCCAGCGCAGACGAAATTGATTTGAATTTTTAGTAAATGAGTAAACCAGTAAAATCAAGTGACTTGTTGTCGCTAGACCCCCGATTAGAAGTAGTTAAGTTGGATGGCTATCAGCTAACTGAAACTGTTATTTGGCAAGCAGGCAAAGGGGATTATTCAGAAGTTCCCATACATCACATTAAACCCCCATCCCCCCAAGAGTGTGGTGAGTGGATTGTAAGAGAACTTTTAGCCAATGAACGAGGTCATTATGGTTGCTACTCCTCCGATACCCAAGTACTGACTGAACAAGGATGGGTATTTTGGCCAAGTGTGACCAAGGGGACGGTATTGGCTGCCTATAATACCAATACTGGTGTCATTAATTTTGAAAAACCTTCTGCAGTTCAACGATGGGATTACGAAGGAAAAATGTATCATTTAAATGGTCAGGCATTAGATTTTTTAGTTAGTCCTGATCACCGAATGGTTATTCAAACTAGAAAAAAGGATGGAAGCTGGTCTCAACGTTATGCAATAGCAGCCGAAGAGGTTTACAATAAACCTGTCAGGTATTCAACTTGTGGAAACCTTTCTGAAAGTCATAGAAGTTCTATTGACACTCCAATTGATGATCCTGTTTTCTGGAGCTTAGTTGGGTTTTGGATTGGTGATGGAGAAGCTCACACTAGTACAAATACACTACGGTTTCATTTAAAAAGAGAAAGAAAGATTGAGTATCTTCAGAATCTATGTTTAGAATTAGACCTAGATTTTTATCCAACGGAAAACGATAGGTTTGTTGTTTCTCATCCAGATATTGGAAAGTGGATGAAGTCTAATTGCCTTTCTCTAACAGGGGCAAAAGTTCTTCCGCATGAATACTTAAAGATGGAAAAAGATTGCGTTGCTAATCTTTTAGA